GCTTACCTTTAATGCCGTGGCAGCGCCACGTGTTAGAAGATATGTTGCGAATAGACAAGGACGGCAACTTCCGGCGTAAGACTCTCGGATTACTGGTCGCTAGGCAGAATGGCAAGACTCACGTCGCAACAATGATGATTCTCGGACACTTATTCCTATTTGGCTCTAAGAACGTAATCGCTATGTCTTCTAACCGCAATATGGCTTTGCAAACCTTTCGTGACGTGGCTTACATAATCGGTAATAACGAATTCCTTGCCGATCAGGTTAACAAGATTAGATATGCCAACGGACAAGAAGTAATCGAATTAAAGTCAGGAGCAAGGTATGAAATTGTCGCAGCGACTCGTGACGGTTCTCGTGGTAAGCACGCGGATTTGTTATTCGTTGATGAAACTCGCGAAATCTCCGAGGAAGCGTGGACAGCAGCTAGACCTCTCACACGTGCAACAAGCGGACAAACTCTCACGACTTCTAACGCAGGTGATAACACGTCCTCGGTCTTAAACGATCTACGCGAAATGGCTTTGTCTTACCCTAGCGATACCTTTGGCTGGTATGAATACTCTGCTCCGGCGCATTGCAAGATTAACGACCGTAACGCTTGGGCTATGGCTAATCCTGCTCTGGGACATACGATCTCAGAAGAAACGCTGGAAGAAGCAGTAGCGACTAACTCAGTCGAATCTACCAAGACTGAAATGCTTTGCCAATGGGTCGATTCTATGACCTCTATGTTCACGCAAGAGATGATCGAGAAGACGACCATAACCGACCTAAAGTTACCTATTGGCGTAACTACCATATTTGCTATAGACGTATCTCCAAGTCGTCGGTCTGGCGCTTTACTTGCTGGACAAATGCTAGAAGACGGAACTGTCGGTATGGGCATTATGCAGTTATGGTCGTCAGAAGTTGGAATTGACGATCTGACTATGGCGAAGGATATTCACCAATGGGTATTGAAGTATCGTCCAGTTATGGTGTGCTACGACAAATATGCAACCGAGAATATCGCTACTCAGTTAAAGAACTCTAGCGTCGTAATGGAAGATATATCAGGGCAACGCTTCTATACCGCTTGCCAGCAACTTCTAGATATGTTCACTAACTCTCGTCTAGTTCATTCCGGACAAACCGAGTTCGTGCAACACTTGAATAACACAGCTGCTAAAACTAATGACGCTGGCTGGCGAATAGTCCGCCGTAAATCTGCCGGAGATGTTACTGGAGCGATCTGCGCTGCTATGTTAGCCAACGTCTTTAGTCAGCCAATTTCGACACCAAAAATCTTTAGCATAGATTAGTCCGAATTGTCTAATTAGTGGTATTATTACCCATATGGGTATATTGTCCGCTTTGGGTATTTCCAAGCCAGCACAGATAACAGCCTCAACTCCTAACATTAAAGCCCAAGTATCTCCAGCAATATATGACGCGCCTTTCGGTCAATACTGGGGTAACTACGGCTTTGGCGGTTATAACAATTATGCAACTTCAATCGACCGACAGAATGCAATTAGCGTTCCAGCGATCGCGCAATGCCGTAACTTAATTTGCGGAACTATTGCCGGTATTCCTTTCGAAGTTTATTCACTTTCAACTGGAGAAGAATTAGATTCTCTTCCTGCTTGGGTTAAGCAACCTGATAAGCGCGCTCCACGCGCTGTAACTATTGCTTGGACTGTTGATTCGTTAATGATGTTCGGCGTTGCTTATTGGCGCGTTACTGAAGTATATGCAGACGATAATCGTCCTGCTCGCTTTGAGTGGATTCAGAATGACCGCGTAACCGTAAAGTTAAATAAGTATTCTTCTGAAGTTGAGTACTATATGATTCAAGGTGAGAAAGTTCCAGACTCCGGTGTCGGTTCTCTTGTAACTTTCCAGCACGTTGACCAAGGTATCCTTCTACGCGGAGCAAGAATTATTCGCGCAGCTGCTGATCTTGAGAATGCAGTATCTATCGCTGCACAAACTCCGCAACCTTCAGGATATATTAAGAATAATTCTGCTGATCTTCCAGAAGACCAAATCTCCGGACTTCTTGCAACTTGGAAAGCAGCTAGACTTTCGCGTTCAACTGCTTTTCTTACTCAGAGTTTAGATTACGTTCCTACACAGTTCTCTCCTGCTGAAATGACTTATAACGATTCCATTCAAAGTATGGCAGCCCAAATCTCTCGCCTTCTTAACGTTCCGGCTCATATGCTTAACGCTGAAACACTACGCAGTAATACCTATTCCAACGTCATAGACGCTCGTAAAGAGTTTATGGCATATACGCTCCAACCATATTTAACGAGCATAGAGGAAAGACTCTCACTCGACGATCTACTCCCACGCGATCAGGTTTTACGCTTTGCAGTTGACGAAACTTTCTTGCGCGCTAATCCTCTTGATCGTTTAGCAGTTACAGAGAAATTACTTACCCTTGGCTTAATAACAATAGATCAAGCAAAAGCAATGGAAGACCTAACCCCAGACGGAGATGTAGATGAAGACACTAACTTTTAGCGCGTCTATCGAAGCGAGCGATACTAACCGCAGAATTATCAGCGGAAAGATCGTACCTTTCGGCGAAATCGGTTCTACCAACGTTGGTAAAGTTGTATTCGAGAAGGGTTCTATTCAGATTCCTGCAGTATCTAAAATTAAACTGCTTGCTCAACACGACAAGACTGCGTCCGGCGTTATTGGTCGTATGCAGAATTACCAAGAGTCAACAGACGGTATTTATGCCTCTTTTAAGGTATCCGCTTCACGCGACGGCGAGAATTATTTAGTTAAGGCTTCAGAAGGACTAATCGACGGTCTATCAGTAGGCGTTGAAGTTATTTCTTCTAAAGATCAAAAAGACGGAACACTTTTAGTATCCGCTGCTCGGCTATATGAGGTCAGCCTTGTGGAATCTCCAGCATTCGCCGGAGCAAGAATTACTGACGTAGCTGCTGAAGAAGCAGAAGAGATTTCTGTGGCTGTTGAAGTCGCAGATGAAACCAACCCAACAAATGAAAGTGAGGCAACTGTGTCAGAAGATACAACAGCCGCAACAACAGAGGCAGCAGCAGCACCAGCGGTTGAAGCCTCACGTCCAACAATTAAGGCTTCAGTCCCTTACGGCGAAGGTCAAACACGTGTTCGTCACGGTATCGACTCAATCGGTAAGTATGTTGAAGGCAAGACAAAGATCGCTGCTGGTTTAGCAGATGACGTAATGGTCGAATGGATTTCTGCTTCAGAAGACATTAAGGCTGCTGCGGATTCAATCGGTTCTACCAACCCAGCGTTCAACCCTATTTCTTATATGAAGGAACTTTATGTTAACAACCGCTTCGGTGCTCCAGCACGGGACGCTGTAAGCCGTGGAACCCTTCCTACTTCAGGATTAACTTTTCAAGTTCCTTCTCTTGTAACTTCTGCCGGTGGCGGAAGCGGAGTTGCTCCAACTGTAGCTGCAACAGCAGAATCAGCAGCACCTTCAGAAACCGGAATGCAGACACAGTTCCTTACAGGCACAATTCAGAAGTACGCTGGCTCTCAAGTCGTAACCGTTGATCTTATTGACCGCGGTTCTCCTTTGTTCTTCGACGAAATGGCTAAGCAAATGGAACTTGCTTATCTAAAGGCAATTGACGCAGCTATTATCGCTGGTCTAGTATCTGGCGGAACAGTCGGAACAAAGAACTACGCTGCTTCTTCAGCAGGTATTATCGACTTCGTATCAACAGAATCTGCTTTGGCTTATAAGGCTACTTCAGACTTTGCTACAAATTACCTAGCCGGTATTTCACAATGGACACTCCTAATGGGTGCAGTTGACTCAACAGGTCGTCCAATCTACAACGCTGGCGCTCCAATGAACTCAGCCGGAAATGCTAACCCTTCTTCAATCAAGGGTAACGTTCTCGGTCTTGATTTGTTCGTGGACTACCAAGCAGTAGCAACAACAATCGACGATTCTGCTTTCATTGTCGTACCTTCAGCAGTTACTTGGTACGAATCTCCAACTTCATACTTCAGCGTTAATAACGTTGGAAATATGCAAGTACAAACCGCAATTTACGGTTATGGCTCGCTTCTAGTTAAGAATGCTGGCGGTATCCGTCGCTTCAACGTAGCGTAACCAATTAAGACGGAAGCCCTCGCCTCGTAGCCCTTGGCGAGGGTCTTCCACTAAAGAGAGGCAGAAATGGCAGCGACATTTGTTACAAAGGCAGAACTTCGTACCAATTTGGGTATCGGTTCTCTGTATGCTGATTCTGTCGTTGAAGAAGTCTGCCAGAGCGCAGAAGATTTAGTTAAGAAACAACTTTGGTATAATAATTACCCAGTAACAGCAGCTGCTACAAATGCTAACTATGCTTATATCGTGATCGCTTCTTCGGCTGCATTCGTCGCCGGACAGTCAATAACTGTAACGGGTTGCTCGACTCCATATAACGGAACTTTTACAATTACTTCTACTTACCCTTGGACTACCGGTTCTGCAGCCTTTCCATACTTTACGTTCTTTCCATTCAACGGACTTAATTACCCAAAGGGCTACCAAATTTTGCAATATGCGTTGACTGGAACGCCAGCCGATACCGCTTACCACCTAATCCAGCCATACGGCAAGGCTTCAGGCGAAGCATTCGGCGACTCAGGCTCATACGCCACAGTCCCAGCAATTCGTGAGGCTTCTCTTATGATAGCGACTTCAATTTGGCAAGCGCGTCAACAGGGAAATGCTCAAGGCATAGGAGTAGATTTCGCTCCGTCGCCGTTCACTATGGGTTCTCAGATTATGGCTCGCGTTAGAGGTTTGCTTGCGCCATATCTATCGCCGAGGAATATGGTCGGGTAATGACTGCCGTTACAGCATTACGTTCAACGATCGCCTCGGCGTTAGATAACCCTGCAGTCTGGGACGTGTTCGCTTATCCACCTGCTTCACCGGTGGCTAATAGCGTAATTCTTAGTCCAGATGACCCATATATCGAACCACAGAATAACGATTATTCAACAATCGCTCCCTTAGCGAACTTCAAAATTACCTGCATAGTACCTATGTATGACAACCAAGGAAACCT